TTTGGTGGGCTAGCCTTGAGAGCCTCCCACATCATTTTAAATTTAGAGACACCATTCCCGCCTAGCTGGAACACCATCTCCGTGATTATATCTTGTCCTTCTTCGCTTATTTCTGTCTTCTCACACATATACGTTGCCGTATCCACTGCGTGCTGTAAATCTTTTTTAAGTATTTCCTCAAGGTATTCCTTGTCGTATACCTTGCCGTCTTCCCAGTGGTCTTCCACGCAGAGGTGCCCATAGCCCACGGTTCTCTTGCCTAGCGTATCCAAGTAGACTTGGTCACGGAAACCCTCGTGTCTCTTCACTGATTCAATTAATGATTCTCTCATTGCCAATAACTTCCTCTCGGTCCTGTCGGTTCTTCGTAGGGGACATCCTGCGGATGGTTTACCATCCAGCCCTTACGCAATCTTAATAATGCCTGCGATAGCGAATCGACTAGGTCATCGTTCTTCGTGTTGGGGAAAGCCGCACACTGCGATACCACCGCCTCGGTTTCATCCGTGTCGGGTGCCCAAATCCTGCCGCTCTCGAATAATGGCGTGATTGCGTGAACTCTCGCCAGCTTATCCATGCGTTTCGGATTAAAGGGTGTAATCGGTATTCCCGTTCTCATTAACTCTTGCACTAGTGATAATCCACTCGCTTTGGCTTCCACGAGAATATTATCAGGCTGGTGCATATTGTACAGACTTATCGCTGCATTCTTCAACTCAGGAAACGTCAGGCGTTCTCTAAACGAGTCGAGTAAAATTAGGTTGTATCCGCCCTCGCCAGAAAACACACCCCACGTTGTGCACGCAGAGTAGTCCGAGTTCTGGTTCGCTGTATAAGCGGTATCCCAAGACTGTATCTTGTACTGTATTTCGGGTAGTTGCTCTCGTTTCCAATACTTCCACCACCATCGCTTGATGACGTTACCCTCTTCCACTGAGGGAGTCTGGTTGTAGAGCGATGTCCACTCCCGTGTTCCTACGGTCTTCTTAATCTCTTCTAGTCGCTCCAGCGGGTAGGCTTCTGCCCATAGCGGGTCGCCTTCTTTCAGACCGAGCATATCCGCTGCGGTTCCGTTTAATATCGCTGGGAACTCAACAATGTCCCACCCCTCGTGTCCCGTCTCCTTGAGTACCCATCCTGCAAGGTCATCCTCGTGCCATCTGGTCTGAATCAAGATAACACTGCCATTCGGCATTAATCTCGTGTATGCGGTGGAGCGATACCAGTCTAAGAGGTTACCCCGCATCGCCTGCGAGTCTGCCTCCTCACGCCCTTTAATCGGGTCGTCAATCAGTAGTAAGTGTGCACCTCTACCCGTAATAGCCGAGCCTGCACCCACTGCGTAGTACACGCCACCTTGGGTCGTGTGAAATCTCCTTACACTCGCTGAGTCTGTCGATAACTGCGTGTCGGGAAAAATTTTGCCGAAGTTGTCATCCTGAAGCTGGTTTCTGACTTTACGCCCAAAATCATCCGCCAGGTCCTGAGCGTATGTGGAACAGATAATATACTTATCGGGGTTCCTGCCCATAAACCATGCGGGAAAGAATTCTGATGTCAGAATGGATTTGCCGTGTCTGGGTGGCATGAATATGGCGAGTCTCTTGATTTCGCCACGTTCCACCGCCTCTAGCTTCTCCGCCAGCTTCGTGATGTGGGGAGGGGTCTTGTAATTATCCATTTGGGATTTTGCATACCCTAATAGACTGTTGCGAGCACTTTCCTGTGTTTCTAAATCTTTTACTTTATCTACTAAGAGCTTGAGCTGGGCTATCTTCTCTTCTGTAGTCTCTGGTATTCTCATGTAAGTCATCATAGTAGAGGGGTGTACCCTCGCCCATGTAAGCTCCCTTGATGTTAAATTCAAAGAACTCGATGGCTTCCTCATCGGTCATGCCGTCTCGTTCCATTAATATTTGTATAATCTTGTTTGTGCTGTAGAGCAGAACGTCATTCATTCCACATCTTCCAGCGTATCCCATGATGGCTTCATCAAATCCATCCGCCTTTAGTGTTTCATCCATGCTATCAGTATATATAAATATACCCCGTGGTCTATAGGAATAGGGTGGGGGTTATCTGTGCTACTATGGTATGTCAGTAGGCATTGTATGGATGTTAGGTAAGTCGAGCAAACAGGGGGGTGGGGGGTCAATTATGCAGTATAGCAGAAATGAACCCTAGATAAGCGAGTAATACAGTAGGGTAGGGGAGTGATGATAGTATTGAGTGACATATCGTATTGTTGCATAATGTATGTTATAGGAACGTAGGCAGTAATCCGTGCATTCCCCACTCTGCTCTCTTTATTATTCCTGTAATTACTAGGAATGATATGTAGTTATAACTAATATAATAAGACAGTCAGTAATAGCAGACTGAATATATTTGTTGCACTCAATCTGTCAGCAATAAAGTGTCTTATCCAATCATACTCCAATGTATTTAATTATGTCTGTATGCTCTTTATATTGGAATATTCAGATACTTTTATACACACTAATATGTAAGTTTGATTTCCATAATTGAACTTATTTATACACATAACTATGTGAGATAATTATTTTGCAAAAGTATTGCAATAAATCACATAGGACTATGTACACTATATCGAAAGGATTAAACAATGATTAGTGATAATGAAATACTTGTTCAATTAGACAAGTGGTTACAGTCTGATGATGCTAAACGTATTAGTGATATGCAGACTAAAGTGACGATTGTTAAGAGACATGATGAGACCAATACATCCCTCCGAAAAATATCTTTAATAGATGCTATCGGCAGAATTGTTTTATTGGATTATGTCTTTGCAAACAAAGTTAACAATGAGTATGTCAAAGACCTAGACTCAATCAAAAAGGTTAAGAGTCTTATTCGCATTCTTAACTAGTCTATCTTGTTCTACTGTATTGGATTGTTTCTTATAACAGTCCATGCAGTAGAATTTACTAAAGGTAGAGTCAGACACAGGACTATCTAACTTACCACACTTGCAACAAGTTTTTATTTTAGCAAGTTGTAATGAATGCTCTTTAGTTTTTCTTAGTCTGTTGTATTCGTTCCAAAAATTTATCAATGAATAGTTTTTTCTTCTTCAATAAATTCTATTTCTAATTCTGTTTCTTGTTCCTGTATTTTTTTTTTACAGTCACAAAATATTTCACTGCACTTCTGTGTCTCACAACACTTTGGAATGCAAACACATCTGCAATCCATTAGTTAATTTTTTTTTTAATTTGTTCTTGTTGTTTAACGAAGAGGTCATCATTAATTGATGCATACAAATCTGCTATATGTTTTTTTAATGCAACAACATCATCTGTATCCAAATGCATATTACCACTGATTGATGTTGGATTGCCTTCTAACAAGTTTGCTAACTTTGTAGACTCCACTCCTACCTTTGTCATGTTTAGTAGGTCAATTGGTTTTTCTAAATTACTACCAACACCACTTTGTAATGCTAATAAAACTTTCTCTAATGCCTCATTAGATGTTGCCTTTAGTTTGTCTGTTAGTTCGGTAAACTCCACAGATTTTTTTTCAGCAATTTTCTCTAAAGTTTTTTCATTTGTTTTTACATCTACCATGTTAGCTTCTTTTAACCATCCCTCCTGTTTACTATGTCTGAATATTGTTGCGAGTGATGGTATTTTTTTTTTCGGAAATTTTTCTTTTAATTCAGAATACAATCTGCGTATGCTCCGATGACTGCGTGGCATTTTAAAATAATACTGTTTGATGTCATCGGTTGTTATAGACCTATCTCTAGCCATGATACCATTTAATCTAGTAATTATTTTCACTAATTTATATAGAACAGTATTAGAACCTTTTAAAAGTATTGATATATATAGTTATATTTAGTTGTATTTAGGTATTGTAAATTAGTGAGAGTTGTATATAAAAATACCATGTTTTTGAATAGCCGAATTTCATTTGTGAACGAAGTAGCAAATGACTCTATTAATTTTGTAAATCTTCCGAAGGTTAATGCACTGCAGACCGAAGTTAAATTTTTAGATGGATTTAGTTCAAACGGATTAGACTAAGAATAAGAAAGAAAACTTAGTTTCTAAAAAGTGGCATCGGCACTATGAGTACAGACTCCATATTATTTGACTCATAGATTTGCAATAGGTCGAACCAATCGTGTTGTCAGTCCAAATGACAATATCTAGAGAGACGCTTAGATTGAATTGCAATTTTAAAATCTCTTAAAGTATTTTTGAATGCTCGTTGCATTGAGCATTCATGAATACTTTTTAGTATTCAGTATTAGACATTTAACAAAGGAGTATCAAATGACTAAACAAATAGATGAGACTAAAGACAAATTACTTTCTGAAATATTTACATCAGTAAAAGATGTGACTACTGAGAGTAGTGTTTGGGGTGGCAAATTTTTAGAGAGAGTTCAAAACGAACTTTTTGAGTCAGTACCAAACGATGAACTTGAGAGGATAGCCATGCTCATGAAAATGACATCTGCTGACCTCTGCAAAAAAATTCAGAGAGGTGAACTAAGAAGGGATGGTAAGGTCAATGAATAATAAATATTTTATTAGAGACCATCTCAAAGCATTTAAGAATGCATTGAGCAAGGGATACAAACTCGATGGAGTTATGTATATGGAGTCGTTAAGAGAGACTCAAGAGGATGGCAAAACTTATTTCTTTGACATCTTTAAGTATCAAGTATCAAGAGAAAGATTTTTGGTAAAGTATCAGCATGATTAATACAAAAATAATGTCAAAGATGATTACTAAAGATAAGCCATTCATAGTTTACGAATGGCATATTATAGATGCAGAGACAGGAAACGTAGATTACTTTGATGATTTGGGATGGTTGGAAGAGTCTGCTAGAGAATATTATTGTGATGGTGATTTTGCTATAAATCCGAAACCATTTTCAATAAGGTTAAAAAAATATAGAGCAGACCCCGATACTTTGAACTACCAAGAATTAGATGAGTTCTATATCGAGAATGGGCAGTTATCAGAATATGGTGACCAAAAACATAAATGCCCAAAAAGATATATTGAACAATTATCAAGTAGATATCCTCACTTACTTAGATTAGGTGAAGCAAAGTAAAATAAGTATTTTAGATAACTCGATCCGAGTTATCTTGAATACTTAGTATTCAACAGTGAGAGGTGAGTGTGAATTGTTGTTTGCATTATTGACTCCCACTCATCTCTCTTTTCATTAGACATAAATGTTCTCGGAGGGACAATACATATGACTAACATTATAAAACTACATGACGAGCAGACTACTAATCCACTAGCATTGGATAACAAATATAAATTTGATGTGGGGTTAGAACCAATTTATTATTTCTCAAAAAATATTGAGGGTAATGAGTTAAATCCTACATTCCAAGAAATTGAGAATTATTCTCAAGTTTGGGATACTACTAATGAGAGACCAATACCAAATGGTGTTGTTGGTTCAAAGTATCATCCTACTGCCTACCATGAATTAGTAGACAGATGCAGTGAGGGATTAGTGAAGGCTAATCTAGACAAAGGATGCACTGTTAAAGATGCAATGTATGAAGGTGGTGCAAAGTTTGTAAGAACTATATCTTATCCAAACATCACCATCGAACCTAAGACTAGGAAACAGGGAGACATAATCAGATTTGAGGTTGTGTTGCGTTCCTCACTAGATGGTTCATGGGTTCACTCACTACAGATTTTACCAATTAGATTACTATGTTCTAATGGTATGGTCGGTGTTGACTCAAACTACAAACTTATTTTTAACTTTAAGCATACTACAGGATTTACTGCTGAGATGATTAGAGACAAGGTTCTAATCGGTCAAGAGTCATTCCAAGAGATGCAGACATGGTTTGAGTCTCTATCTAATGCTGAAGTCACTACTGATGATGTTAAGTCATTACTCAAGCAGACTCTCTTTAAAAAACAGGCACAGAGAGATGCTGAGTTAAAAGAGAATAAAACTTTTAACTGGATGATGGAGCAGTTCTTGAGAG